GGATTAGATGTAGCTAATTGTAATTCTGTTTGAGCTAAAGATATTCTTTGTGTCATAGAAAATATATTTGGATCTGCAATAGGTAAAATATCTACTCTGTCATCAAAGTCAGTTTGTTTAATTGTTTTTTCAGCACCAACAACATCATACGGATATTCTGGTGGTAAATAACTTTTAAATACGTTTGATAATAGTTTAAATTCTTTTTTAAGTCCTGAGTATAATCTTTTATGAATTGCAGACATAACTCTTGACCCACGTTCTAATAATGCAACTGTTGTTCCAACTGCAGCTTGTTGGTTTCCATCACCTACTTGCATATCAGCAATAGAAGCAAATCTTTGACCTGCTTGAACAACTATACCCATTAATTGTAATAATGTTTGAGATGGTTCTTTGTAAGGTAAAGGATAAAAGGCATCTCTTAAATTTCCACCCGGTGCATCTACATCTTTAAACTCACCTGGTTGAATTGGCGATGCTTCATCTCTAACTCTCACACCTCTTTGTTTAAAACCTGCTGGTAAATTAGATAATGTACCTGCGTCCAATAATTGACGAAGAGCAGCCGTTGCCGTTCTACTTAATCCGCCAATCATGTGGATTAATCCAAGTCCGTAAAACCCAAGTCCTGGCAGAAATTTGAAGTGGACAAAATATTGAATTTTATTTTTTGTTGGATCTTCTGGTGCAAAGTTTCTTCTTATCGAAAGAACTTTTCCACTACCTTCTTCAATTGTTACGATGTACGGTAATTTTATTCCTGTTGGTTCATTGTTTTCTCCAACATCTTCAAAACCTTCTAAATCTAAATTTACGTGGCATTCTAATAATGTATAAATATTTTCTTGTCTTCCTGTAGATCTAGTTCCTTCTAATTCTCTTTCTTTGTCTGTAACTTTATCTTCCATTTTAGAAGGCAGCTGTAATTCTATGTCAGTGTAAAAACCACCAACTTGTTGTTTACGTAAATCATTTTCTGAAATTTTAATAACATGTATAATTGCTTCGGCATCATCTAAAGATGTAGCTGTGTAAGGTACAACTAAATCATCTGCCGGTACAAATTTAGATACCGCTCTTTGTAATAAATCATCGTAATAAACTTTTTTAAATGCAGATCCTGACAGTGGTAAATAAAATAACATTTGATCAAACTCAGGTTCATACTCTTCCATTTTTTCCATGATTTGATAATTCATGAAATCTTTTACTCTTTGAGCTTGTTGTTCTTTTGCTTGATCTACTTTACCTAAAATTTGTGATCTAACTGGTCCTTCAGAAGGTAATAATTCTTTGTAGGCTCCAGCTTGAAATTGAGTAACGGCTTCTGCTAACACAGGGTGTGTTGCACCAGATGCTCCTTGGAAAGGTTCTGCTCTGTTGTTGTATTTAAATCCAAGTAAGTCAAGTCCTTCAACATAAGCTTGTTCCCATTCTTTTCTAGAAGTTTTATACTCAGCATAGTCTGATCTCATGTTTAATCCAATAGGATCTAAAATGTCTTCAGGTAATAATTCTGCTAAGTTGTCGTAATGATTTTCTGTTCCTGAAATATTTACTTTTCCTGGTTCAAAGTTTAATTCAACACCGCCGTCTTCCATTGGTGTTACTTCTACTGGTTGTTCAGGTTGTTGTTCTTGTGTTTCCTCAACATCAACTTCCGGCCCATCTATCTCAACGGACGTTCTAATGCTGTTGGGGAGTGATTTATCTATATCTGCCATTTAATTTCTCCGTGTTCTTCTTATCTTTTTTTATCTCTTTAAGCAACCCTTGTGAATTAGGTCCTTTTAGAGGAGGTATTTCATTTAATTTAACATACTTCATATTTTTAATTAAATTTGGATTTTTCATTTGCCTCCTTTTTCTGTCTTGTATTTTATTCTATTTAGAGTGTCTTTAAACATATCGTCTCTTTTAAGAAGATTAATTTCTGCGGGGTCTTTTAAAATTTTTTTTAACCCACTTTGACCAAGTCCTGATGGATTAAGTCCCATTTCTTCTAATTCTTTTAAGTTGTATTTTTTACCGTCTTTAGATAACAACTCAAGTATCTCATCAATAGAGTTTAAACCAACTTCGCCCTCTCCTATATCACCATCCATATCGGGAGAAGCTGTAGCTTCTTCATACTCATCTAATGTTTTAATTGCTTTTCCGTCTTTGCCTTGTATTGTTTCACTAGGTTTGTACAAGATTTCGTCTTGACTATCTATTTTGTCGTATATTTGTGTTTCACCAAGATCATCCGTACCAGAACCCACTCCTTCGTTTGTTTTATTAATTTTTATTTCTCCAGTAGAAAGGTCTTCAACCATTGTATATCCTTTGTAATCATAAACTTTTTGTCGCTCAAGTGTTGCAGCTTTATCTGAAACATCATTTCCTGATTTTCTAATTAAACTTACAAAGTCAAAAAAGTACTGTGGTGTCCCACCTGCAGTTACTATTTTAGCAGGAACTTTAGAAGCTACTTTAGCTGTTGTAGTTAATAAACTATCTAAACCTAAAACTTTTGCTAAACCAATCATTCCTCCTACTGCAACTGTTTTATTAAAATCTCTTCTAGATTCACCAGCGGCACTTATTTTTTCTTCCATTTGTGCTTTAATTTTAGGAAAGTTTTTGCCTGAAATTCTTTGAAGTTCTTTTATTCCGGATTTAGTTAATTTCCCAGCAGCAGTAAAATATCCAATCGCGGTTGCTGGACCAAGAAGTTCTGTTCCAAGTTCTAACATATCTCCATAATATTTTTGAGATCCTGTAGCTTTAGCATCACTTTCATCAATCATTTTTTGTAGTCCAATTTTTTCAATTAGTGCTTCAGTAGCTTTAGGCTGCATGTTCTCTGCAAATCTTCCAAGTGCATTTTTTTGACCTTTTATTAAATCACTAGCAAAGGATCCTCCTGCTGGAATTAATCTTGTAGCATATTCAGGAAGTTTCATTGCTCCTGAAACAATTTTTTGTGCATAGCCTGCGAATGCTTTAGGATTAATTATTTCATTAAAATTTTTAATTGGATTAAAAGGTATGTTTTCATTTTCTCGTGCAGCCATGGTCATTTTTAAAAAATCTGAATCTGGATTAGGTGAGCCCTCAGAAAAATTAACTCGGCCACCTTCCGCTGCCATATATTGATCATCTATTTCTGGGATGTCCATAGGCAACATTGTTTCGGTTTCAAGTGCAGATCCTACTTCTTCTATGTCTGATTCTGAAAAAACCCCTTCTCCCTCTTCATCTTTTATTGCAGTATAAAATTTTTGTACGTTGTCTGAATTTTGTGCATACATATTTGTTTTATATTCTTCTAATTGTTCTGGAGTTAGGTCATTTAGTTTTTTAGCTAAATTATTTACTGTATTAATCTTTCCTACTCTGTATTGTGGATCAACCACAGACATATCTGCAAAAAGATTTTTTGATTCAAACTTCTGTCCAACATTTGGTATTTTTATATCTAATTTTGGTATTCTTTTTTCTTGTCCTTTAAGATAAGGAAATTTTTCAGCTTTTGCTTTAATTGCAACAATAGACTTATCTCTAATAGAACTCATTTTGTTTTTTAAATTAATTAATTGTTTTCTTGTTTCTTGTGTAACAGGTTTATCTAATAATGAATTTAATTCTTTAAACACAGGACTGTATTTATTGTCAAAACCTTTTTTATTTAAAATTTCTGCATTAAGAGTTTTATCTTGGTAAACTAAAGTTTGTATATCTAAAATATTAGAGTCTTTAATCAAGTCTGGATATTTATTTGCCACATTAATTGAAACAGCATGGCCTATATCTTCTACTGCTCTAGTAACAAATACATCTTCTTTTTTTGAAATTCTTGCAATATTATTTATTGTTTTTTTTTGAAGATCATATAAATCAGGATCTGTTTTTAATATATTTTCTTGTCTATTAGATTTTGATACTTGTTCTCCTTGTATTGGTTTATTTTTATATTGTTCTGTAAATTCTTTTGCAGCAGACGACACTTTATATTCTCTTATGTTTGCAGTTAAAAGTCTACTTTCTACCCCCATTCTTTTTAAAGTTCCTGTTAAATCATTTCTATCTTTAAATTTTTCATTTGTTTTTTTTGAAATATCAATTCCAAGTGTATTTGCTAAATCGTTTACACTTAAATACTCGTC